TAGTTCGTATCAATGGCGGGCGCGTGCGGACAGTCCCACACTGCCATCTTGATCTTACCGAGTTGACCCTTGGCCCCGAACAATTGGCCAGTGGTAACCTCTCCCACACGCTGAGCTACATGTGTAGCCCCGGCCGCAGGTGCGCCCACCATGACCTCTCGGACTACTTCGCGCTCTACGATCCGCTCCACTTCTACTGTCTGCGCAGGCTGATTGGCGCGTGTGACAAGGTCTGCAATGGCTGCTTTGAAACCGTTAGGATCAAGGTCCGTCCACAAGCCCATGATGCTGTCATACTCGCTTTGCGCCTGCGGGCCGGCATGCGTGGTATGGATGACAGGCGGGGCATCGGCCTCGCCTTTGCTGGCCTGCAATGCGGCCGCTAGAGCCGGGCCGCCGTCTGTTACTGCGATCAAGGGCAGGACGTCAATGTGATGCGCGGCGCACATCTCAAGCAATGCATCCTTGGTCATGGTGTCTACATTGGCTACGCCCTTGGCGCGCAATGCTTGCTTGATTGCGATCCGTGCACTGTTGGAAAGCTTAATGGCCGACATGATGGGTTCCTTTCAGCCGGGCATGATTGCGCCGGTCTTTGTGCGTAACATGTCTGGGGCTGGCCTGTCTACTGTCTAGCACGCGCGTCTTTGCATGGCAGCGTTGCGCAAGACAGGCAGACAGTATAGAATAGTGAGCATGACAGATAAAGCGACTAAGTTACGTGACCTATCTCATGCTGCCCTCGATCGGCTGGCCCTGGTCTTGAAGAGTGGGACGAACGGCGAGGCAGTGGCAGCGGCGAAGCTAGTACTAGACAGGGCCATGCCCGTGCCCAAGGCAGGCGCGCGCCTGATCTCCCAGACAGAAGGGGCGAGCGCGTCATCTCACCTACAAGCACTGCTAGACACTGCGAAGAGGAGGGAGCGAGAGGCTAACGCCACAGACATAACGTGTCTACCCTCTCCACCCTTGGTAGGGGTGCAAGATAGTGAGCTAGACATAGAACAGACAGGGCCGCAGACACAGCCAGACAGCAGCGTGGGGTAGCCTAGTACCGCAGACAGTCAACGTAGACGTACCATCTGGGATGACCGGCGCGTTGGCGTGGTGCGAACGGTTTTGCCCCCCGCCCCGGCGATGGAACCGACGGCGTCACTGTATAAAGGGTACCCGCTCCTGCTAGCCTCTGAAAAATATAGGAAAATATGTCAGACAAGACCCCGAAACCGAAGCGAATTCGAGACCTCCCGATCCCCAAAAAGCGGCCCAAGCACCGCCCGTTTGTGAAGCCGCCGGGGCTCGCTCTAAAATCTGACAAAATTCCCCGCCCGGCCGTCGCCGACGATGAATTTCCTATTCCTACTGCGTCTCCTATCGCTGAGGACCCCCGCGGCTTCTCGACAGACCCCCTCCCGGAGCCCGGCCCCGCGCCGTCCCCCGCCTCGCTGTCCGCGTGGGACCAAATCATCAGCATTTACAAGGACAAGCCGGTCGAATTCACCATCGACATCCTCGGGGCGCAGCCCGACCCCTGGCAGGCCGAAGCCATGCGGAAGATCGCGCGCGGCGAGCGCCGCCTGTCGGTGCGCGCCGGCCACGGCGTCGGAAAGTCCGCGTTCTGCTCGTGGCTGGTCATCTGGCAGCTCGTGTGCCGCTTCCCTCAAAAGACGGTGGTCACGGCCCCAACCCAGGGCCAGTTGTTCGACGCCCTGTTCTCCGAGATCAAGAGCTGGATGCGCAAGCTGCCGGCCCCGATCTTGGACCTGTTCGAGCTGCAGTCCGAGCGCATCATCTACAAGCCGAAGCCGGACGACAGCTTCGTGTCTGCGAAGACCTCCTCCGCCGAGCGCCCCGAGGCGATGGCCGGCGTCCACTCCGCCGGCTGGGTAATGCTGATCGCCGACGAGGCCAGCGCCATCCCCGAGGCCGTGTACGAGAGTGCGGCCGGCTCCATGTCTGGCCACAACGCCTGCACGATCCTCATTTCCAACCCGACCCGGAACACCGGTCTGTTCTTCATGACCCATCACCAGCTCCGGTCCGACTGGAACTGCATGCACGTATCGTGCATCGGCAACTCCCGGGTCTCCCCGGACTTCGTGCGTCAAATTGCCGCAACCTATGGCGAGGAGAGTAACCAGTACCGCGTCCGCGTCCTCGGCGAGTTCTCCCTGCGCGAGGACGACGTCCTCATCGCGGCCGAGCTTGTCGACGGGGCCATGACCCGGGACATCGTGCTCGACCCCATGGCCCGGCTGGTCTACGGGATCGACGTCTCCCGCTTCGGCGATGACAAGACCGTGATCGTGAAGCGCCGCGGCTCCGTCGTGGTCGGGATCGTCCACTGGAACGGCCAGGACACCATGCAGACGGTCGGCCGCGTCATGGTCGAGGCGGCCATAGACAAGCCCGAGGAACTGTGCGTGGACAGCATCGGCATCGGCTCCGGCGTCGCCGATCGACTGCGCGAGCTGGGCTTCAACGTGATCGACGTCAACGTCGCCGAGAGCGCGGCCATGAACCCCCACTGCTTCAAGCTCCGGGACGACCTGTGGGTCCAGTGCCGGGACTGGTTCCAGAGCCGCGCCGTCCAGATACCGCGACACGAGCGGCTCCGGCAGGACCTCGTGGCCCCGACCTACAGCTTCAACTCCGGCGGCAAGTTGGTGGTCGAGCCCAAAGCCAGCATGAAAAAGCGCAAGCTGCCGAGCCCTGACTTCGCGGACGCCCTGTGTCTGACGTTTGCGGGAACCGCTGGACTTATCGGGGGCCGCGCCAGTAGCTGGCGGCCAGGCCAGGCCCTGCGCCGGAACATCGCCGGGGTAGTATAGACAGACGCGTGTCTGTCTGCCATAATGGACCTCGTGTCTACAGACAGCGACTGGCCCGAGGCCAGCAATCCCCTCCGCGAAATGCTTCCGGACGAGGTTCTCCGAAGGATCATCTCGGAAACCCTCGACGCCATTGACGCGGCCGAGGTCCAGGCGACCATCAACCGGATGTCAGGGAAGAACTGCACGAGCTGCGGCGACGCGCTCGGAGACAACCTAGGACCGGAGTGTCCATCATGCATCGAACTTTGGAGTGAAGTGGACAATGGCTAAGTTTCACCAAAACGACGGCTCGCAATTCGCCAGCCACGGCGAGGGCCTGCCTCTCGACAGCATCGGCAACGGCTCCGCCGGTATCAACCTGGACACCCTGAAGCCGGGCAAGTCCATGTCTACGAAGATCCAGTCCCCCGCGCAGCACGCCGCCGTACGCAAGGCCGCGGCCGTGTCTGTGGCCCACCGCCAGTCTGGTGCGAAGCGCCCGGCGGGTGCGTCGGGCTTCAAGATGCCCAAACTGCCCGGGATGCTGGGCGGCTAAATGGCGTACGAACTGGACGGCGACGACGGCGGAGACTTGTCTAATTCCGCTGGCAAAGGCGACGAGAACGACACGGACGCCAAGGCGCTGAACGCCTCGCCGCGCCGTCGCAAGCGCAAGACCATGGACAAGGCCATCTTCCAGGGGGCCTTCCGGCTGGCCTATCAGGACAGCGAAGAGTACATCGACGGGCATGTCGCCGGGCTCCGCGCCGTGGCGACCAAGTACTATCAGGGCGAGCCCTTCGGCAACGAAGAGACCGGCCGCAGCCAGATCGTCATGACCGAGCTGCGCGACGTGGTGCAGGGCATCATGCCGTCCCTCCTGCGCATCTTCACGCAGAGCGAGAGCGTCGTCGAGTTCCTGCCGCAGTCCGCCGAGACCATTCCCCAGGCTGACCAGCAGACCGCCCTCTGCAACTACGTCTTCTACCACGATAACCCCGGCTTCCTGAACCTTTACAGCGTCTTCAAGGACGCGCTGGTCCGCAAGACCGGCGTTCTCAAGCTGCGCTGGTCGGACGACAGGATCGTCACGGAGACGGCCTTCCAGGGCCTCCTCCTCGAACAGGTCCAGATACTCAAGGATGACGACACCGTCGAAATCCTCGAACTGACCGAAGAGGGCACGGCCGACATGAGCCACCCCGGCGACCCCAATCCGCCGCCGCCGGTCCCCACGTACGACGTCCGCATCCGCCGGGACATCCCGGAAAAGTGCCTGATCGTCGAGGCCCTCCCGCCCGAAGAGTACCTGATCAACCGCGACGCCACCAACCCACACACCCGCCGCGGCTACAATTTCCAGGCCCACCGCTCCTACAAGACCGTGTCTGACATCGTGGCCATGGGCTACAGTCAGGACGAGGTCGAGGAGAACATGGGCGGCGGCGACACGTTCAACCTCAACTACGAGGCCCAGACACGCAACCCTGCCGTCCTCGCGTTCATGGGCGGGCAGGACACCCCTGACCCCGCAATGCGCGAGGTCCTGTTCATCGAAGCGTACATGCGCGTCGACAAGGACATGGACGGCTTCGCGGAGCTGCGGAAGATCCACGCCATCGGCGACGCCGCCCACATCTTGTCTGACGAGATGGTGGAAGACGCCCCGTTTGCCGTGTTCTGCCCCGACCCCGAGCCCCACATGGTGATCGGGCAGTCGGTAGCAGACCAGACCATGGACTTGCAGCTCATCAAGAGCAACATGGTCCGCGCGTTGCTCGACAGCCTCGCCGGAAGCATCCATCCTCGGACGGTCATCGTCGAGGGTCAGGTGAACATGGACGACGCGATGAACACCGAACAGGGTGCTATCATCCGCGCGAGACAGATTGCCGCCGTGCAGGAGCTAGTCAAGCCCTTCATCGGTCAGCAGGCCATTCCCGTGATCGCGTACATGGATCAGGTGAAGGCCAAGCGGACGGGCGTGTCTGACGCATCCCAGGGCCTCGACCCGGACGTCCTGCAGAGCACGGCGCAGAACGCCGTGAACGCCACCGTGCAGGGCGCGCAAGAGCGCATCGAGATGTACGCGCGCATCTTCGCCGAAGGCCCAATGAAGCACGTCTTCAAGCTGGCGGCCAAGCTCCTGCGAGAGAACCAGGACGTCGAGCGCGTCATCAAGCTGAACGGCGAGTGGGTGCCGGTGTCCCCGGCCACTTGGGAGATGGAGCTTGAGTGCGTCCCCAACGTCGCGCTGGGCAAGGGCACAGACACCGAGAAGATGGGCGTTCTGCAGGGCATCATCGCCAAGCAGGAACTCATCATGCAGACCCTCGGCCCGGCCAACCCGCTGGCGAACCTCAAGCACTACCGGGCGGCCATCGTGAAGTACGTGGGCCTGACCGGAGCCAAGGACGCCTCTGTCTACTTCGGCCCCGTCGACGACGACTATCTCGCCAAGCTGCAGCACGCGGCGGAGAACCCCGCGCCGAGCCCGCAAATGGCGGCCGTGCAGGTCGAGGGCAAGAACTACGATCAGAAGCACCAGCTCGCCGTGGCCGAGTTCCAGGCCAAGACCGTCGCTGAGGCCCGCGAGGCCGCTCGCAAGGCCGAGAAGGACAAGTGGGACGTGATCCTCAAGATGACGGACCTACAGGGCAAGTACGGCGACCAGGACCCGATGATGGACCAGCTCAAGCTGGCCCTCGAACACTCGACGAACATGGCCGAACAGGCCAACACCCACGCCCGCGGCATGGAAGACCTACAGCTCAACCATCAGCGCGAGATGGCCCGCCTTGCCGCGGACCAGCACTCGAACATGGTCGGCCACGCGGTTGCCCACGCCGGCAACGAGAGCAAAGCCCACGTCGACCACCAGCTCGGCCTAGAGGGCGTGTCGTCCCGCGAACGCACGGCCATTGCCGCCGCGGCCATGAAGGCCAAGTCGGCCGTCGAGGTCGCCAAGGCGAAACCCAAGCCCAAGGCCACCAGTGGCAAATAAGTATAGCCCGGAGTTTGTACAGCGCGTCCAAGAGATCGCGCACAGTGATGAAATCTCCGTCCTGCTGGACGGATTGATCGAAAAGTACTCGGATAATTGGAGAACCAGTGACCCGGGGAACACCCAGAACCGCGAGCACCTGTATCGTATGATCCAGGCCGTGGAAGGGCTCAAGGCCGAGTTTCGTGCGGTCTCCCTTGATGAAGTGATCACCGCGCACAATCGAGCCTTGACAAAAGCCTCGAAATGGAGTTAAATACTAATGCCCGATAATGCATCTGATGCAACCGGACAAGATGACGGTTCAGTACATGCCGCCGCCGACCAGTTTGCGAGCCTCCTATCCGACGACTTGATCGTCGACACCGGGAGCCCCGAGGAACGGGAAGCACTAGGCACCCCTGCCGTCCGAAAGCCCGTGAAGGCTGCCCCTCCGCAGACCGACGTGGCTGACGAAGAGGCCTCCCCCGAAGACCAAGAGACCGGCGACGAAGTCCAAGCGGACGACGAAACCGAGGTCGAGGAAGAGGCCGCCGCTGACGAAGATACCGAGGAAAAAGAGGTTTCGGGAGACCCCGTTGACCTAGACACGCTCAAGGCCACCGTCGTTGTAGACGGCAAGGAGTTGGAAGTGTCTGGCAGCGAGTTGGTCGCCGGCTACCAGCGTCAGGCGGATTATTCGCGTAAAACACAGGCTTTATCCGACGAGCGCAAGGCTTTTGACGGTCTCCGTCAGGAGTTCGAGCAAGCGGAGAAGGCCCCCGTCCTACAGGAGCGGGCGTACTACAAGCAAGTGCTGAAACAGCTCACGGAGCGGCTCGAAGAGCTTGCCCCACAAGAGCCGAATTGGCAGGAGCTTTTTGCGACCGACAAGAACGAGTATCTGATCCAGCGTGATAACTGGCGGGCTATTCAGGAGCAAAAGGCGGCCGCAGCGGCCGAGCTTGAGCGAGTGAAGGCCGCAGAGAACGGCGAACATGCGAAGGCCCGGATGACGAACATCCAGAAGGGCCATCAGAAGTTGGTCGAGATGAACCCGGCTTGGAAAGACCCGGCGACGAGGGTGAA